AGAGCATTTAAACGAGGGAGGACGAGTAGAGGTAAATCCCATATTTGGCAGCGTGTTTTTCGAGGTAGGCACTGTCGGCGGTATCGGCAAACGCTTGACGCAAAATCCACTCTTGATGCTGGTATTGGCCTTCACCCACAGCAGCAATAGCGGTAGCACGTACATGGTTGTCGCTGCCTGCGTGCACATGGGCGGTAGGGTTTTGGTTTTGTAGGTCGCGCAGATAATTGGCGCGGATTTGCTCGAAATTAAGTGCTTGCGTCATATCACGGCCACTTTGTGACTAAGAGTTACGGTATCGCCTGCGGCATCGACAGCTTCAATATGCAATTTCAGCCAGCCGCGCTGCGGTGTGGATGTGGTTACTTGGATGGATTGGGCGCGTTTAGACTGAAGCACGGGCTGTAATGCTTGCTCGGCGTATTGCTTGGCCAGAACTTCAATGCGCTTTAAATGCTTTTGGCGGCGTAATTCGTGCAGGCGGCTGCCGAGCGTGCGGTCTGCCCAGTAACTGCCCAAGGGTGTTACCAAGCGGATATACAGCTCGTTTTCGATGGATTGGGCGGATTGGTTGACCACATAGCCGCCTGTTTGTGGGTTGAGTAAAGCGTCCATACCTGAATTTTCGGATATGGACGCTCTTTCTTTGAGTGGATTGATGTCAGACAAATAGAAAAAGCCGCCTAAAAAACCAATAAGGATTCTTAGGCGGCCTTTAAAACCAGTTTAAATGACTTCACCGGTTTCCGAACCGTTGGTCTCAGTGTGTTTGTGGGTGCTGCCGACATCTTTACCGTTGTTGGTTAATGCGCCGGTAGTATTCAAATCGCCGACCATGTCCACGTTGCCGGTAAATGTCGTACCGCTACCGCCTTGCACGGCCATCCCTCCATTGCCGTTGATTTGGCCTTGTGCAGTCAACACCGCAGAACATTCGACCTTTTCTGAAGTGATATTTACGCCGCTAGGTGCTTTAATATTTAATTTATCGCAGTCAATCTCAATGACGCGCCCCTTTTTTAACACTATCTGGGCACCGTCGGCGTTATAAACAGCCGTTTCGCCATCAGACAAACCGGTAATGCGGTACGCGCCGTTTGTCGTGGTAACGATAATACCGTGGCTGGTTTTACCGCCCAAGGGCACAACAACGCAATCACTGCCGGCAGGCGGATTGCTGGTAAAGCCGAAGTTTTCGGCATGCTCCAAGTCTTGCACGGTTTCGCCGTCCAAGCCTTCGACTTGAATTTTTTGCACACCGCCACCTGCCTGGACTCTGGCAACCTTTCCGCGAAAGGCTTGCCGGACTGTGTTAAACGCCTGTTTGATACGCTTATCTATGGTTTTAATATCCATTTAAATAACCTGCAATTCCTGTTTTGGCTTTTTAGCCTGACGGCGTTTCTTCGGCTTGACTGGCGTTTGGCCGTTGGCTTTTCTATTTTCTGACGGCTTGTGTGCAGTTTTCTTGCCATCTTTTTTGCCTGCGCCTTGTTTTTTCTTAGGCGGATCAGCATCCAACACCCATGCACCGTCTTCTTTAAGCGTTAATACGGTTTCCGTGCCTTGGCCTCTGCCTCCGACAAAGGTACGCGCCATCAGGAAATACACCGCGTCGATGCCGTCCGGTTCGCTCAATACGTTGATTCGCTGACCCGGTTGCCATAAAGTACCGTCATCGGTTCGGTGTCCCTGTACCACCGCCGTGATGGTCAAGCCTTCCAAGCGGCTGTCCGCCAGGCGTTTCTTTGCTTTACGTTCCGCTTCCGCCTGACTGTCAACATCAGGCTCTGTCACAATTAAAGGCCGGCTCAGCTTAAGGGATTCATCTTTCACCGTCGCTTTGATATTGTGCTTGCCGGTATGACTTTGCCCCAATACCGTGACCTCACTGTACCGAGCGGCCATATTGCGCTCGACTTCCAAGCTCTTGATATTGTTATTGTCGCCACTGACCCGTAAGACCAACTCGGCAACAGGTGCCGTGGTGTAGTCAGGACCACCAACAACTAACGTGCCGTCAGGCTCCATCCAAGGCCATACCCCGTTGGCTTCGGCATATTGTGTCAAGGCATCCCATGCACGGCTTCCGGGCTCGATTTGAACTTTATGGGTTTTATTGGTTTTGGCTGCATCGATACGGATTTTTGACAAACCCAAAGGCTTGACGATTTTTTCAATAATTTGGTTTAAATCCATATCCTGCGCATTAAACAATGGCGCGGAACAGTCCAACAGGATACCGGCATCATCACGGCCCTGAATGGTCAGCGTTTTATTGCCTTTCTCCGTCGTAGTGTGTACACGGTCGATACGGCCGCTTAATACCGTATCCCCACCGACACGGACTTCTACTTTATCGCCTTCTTTTACTGCAGTCGGGACTGCATCTACCGGACGGCCAAGCGTGACTGAAAAGTCATCGGCGGGGGTGAGCAGGTCAGAAACGATGTCGTAATTCGTCCACTGCCCATGAGTTTTGCCGTTAATCATCAGAGTGACAGTATTATTTGGCGTAGGCATTTAACACCTCTCCTTTACTGAGAAAGTTCGGATGACGGATTTGTGGATTCAGACGCAACAACTCGCCAAAACGGCTGTAATCGCCATACCATTCAAACGCCAACAGATGCAGGCTGGTATCACGTCCTACAATTTTCTGCACTAACGGAGGACGCATATTCAAAACGGCAAAAGCCTGTTTTTGCAGCTTGTGCGCCGTATCACGCAAACTTTCAGTCAGTTCGGCGGCAGTTTCAAGATATGGTGTTTGCGGCAACAGGCCGGCAGCCTCAATGCGGCGATACACATCATCAGCACTGTCTGCTGGTGTTTGGTATAACCTTAGCAGGGAATAAGCCATCTTCTCGGCCTTTACCTCATCTGCCAACATCATCGCCAAAATACGGTTTGCGGCCAGCGTGCGTTGCAAAGCAGCATGGGTATCGGATAATAGGCGTGAGATTTCCACGGGCGTCAAAGTTGGCGCATCAATTTGTGTTGCCAGAATATCTGCGGCCTGTTCTGCCAAAGCACACGCTCCAACAGTTGCGGTGAAGGCTGTAAAAGCAGCGACATCTTCAACCTTTGCACGCTGAATCAAATCGATTGCCGAAACGCTACCTTCTGCCCCGCGACTTACCTGCCACGGCGTAGCGGAGGCTTTTGACACTCCGCCAACCATATCGCGCCAGCCATCCAGCCCACTTTTACCGACGACGTGCATATTTGCCAACACACCGAATACTGATTTCAACTCTGCCACCAATACGCGCGGACTGTTAAGAAGATTCATGGAGCCGGTGAATACGCCGTTTACCTGACCATACATAACGCCGACTGCCGTCAATACTGTGGCATGAAATGCGTTCCAACGGCTTTGTGCCTTCTGAATCTTGCCCAAGGCCGTCTGAAACACTTCAAAACCCTGCCATGAGGCCAAATCTGCCAGCCAATCGATTTCATCGGCCAGTGCAGACGGCAATTCACGGTCGAAAAACGGGGCGGCTTTGACACTTTGCTTAAAGGTCATCCGCACCGTACAGTAATCGGGATTTTCTTCATTATGAGCGGCTTCAAAATCAGCCACCACGCAATCGGGCACGCTGCCGTAAATCGGGTGGATCAATTCGCCCGCACCAGTCTCCCGCAAAACACCTAACAGGCTTTGCAGCCTGCTTTCATAATCATCCCCCCACAATACCGCCGTCAGGCTCATATCCATTGCCGATACGCCCGTGTCCTCAATATCCGAACCCTGAACAAACGGGTATTCGTGTTCGGCTAAGGCGTGCGTGCCACGCAACGTATCATCGATTACATCAAAGCCGACACCCTTGAAACTGGCATCAAGCAAAGTATCTTTCCAACTCATCACGGATCCTTAATTTTTAGCTGCCGCACGCGCCGCCGCTTGATTGATATAGGCCATAATATTGCCGTTTTGAACGGTGACTGTAACGGGTATCGGCTTACCTACCGCCGCCTGCATTTGCGCCGCCGCCGCAGTCATCTGGGAAGCCGCATTGGTAAGCTGAGCGGTTGCAGCCTGATTTTCAGTTGCCGCTGTGACATACTGTTGGCTGGCTTGCTGATTGGTTTGTGCGGATTGACTGAGCTGCGCCATACTCTCTTTGAGAACAGGGCTGTCGAGCGGAGAGTTATTCCCACCCAGTTCCTCCCGTTTTCTCATGTATTCGTTTTTGGCAGACGACATAAAATCAGGCAAAAACGACTGCAAGCGGTCGGCGAAGGCCACCAACGGTTTACTCCAGTCGTCATATTTATCCCGTTGCGCCGCCAAATGTGTTACGCCGCCCATAGCGGCCAACGGAGCAGCACCTAAAGTAAAGGCACCCATTGAGCTTGCAGAAGGCAGAAAACGGCCGGCACCGGCAACACCTTGACCGCCTTGGAAGAACCGCCATCCGCCGCTTACCATTGAGCTTGTTCCCACAGTTGCGGATACTGCCGCAGCCCCTTGACCCGCCGCCACCGCTGTCTGCGCGGCTTCCTGATTACCTCTGGCCCAGTCGGCAATACCTTTAAGCTTATTGGCCACCATGTCGGTAAAGCTTGAGAATGCGCCATATTCAGCTTCGCTGTATGCCGTTTTGAGCTGTTCTTTTTTGAATCCGGAGCCATCGGCCACAAATTGATAAGCCCCATCTACTGCACCGGTGGCGTTGGCTTGTCCTTGCTGCAGTCGTGCGGCTTCTTGCTTGTTGTTGATGAGCGAGAGCAACGCCATTAAGGCTTGGCGGTCTGAAACCAACTGGCCGACAGCCGTACCGTCAACCAAAGCTTTCTGGTTTTCCAGTAAAGCCAACTTAGCCTCATCACCTTGCGCTGCGGCCATCTGCTTCATTAAGGCAGCACTCTTTTCATCTTTCTGCACAATTTCACTGACAATATCGACCAAAGCGTCCAGCGAATTCATGCCGGCAGCCTGACGCTTATTCATACTGGCCGTAAAGTCAAAACCCTCTTGGCCGTTAATGTCGATTTTCTTTGCCTTTGTAACAATGTCCTGACTGCTGATTTTCGCCAGCAGGTTGACCAGGTTGTTACCGGCTTCGTCTGTACTGCCTGCAGTCATAAACGCCAATTGGTTGGCATTTAACAAACTGCTGAAATTATCCAGTGTCGCGCCCATACCTGCGGACTTCATTGTCGCCAACTGTTGCGGCAGCCATCGAGCCATGTCTTTCAGTTCAAAACCGCCATCTGCGCCCGATTGCATTGCGCGGTCGAGCAATGCAGGAATATCGGCTTCTTTGAACCCTGACTGTTTCGCTTTAGTCACAATATTGGCAATATCATCGGCATCCGCATTGGCAGCCAGTGCTGTTTTCATTACGGTTGGCAACATCTGTTTTACGGCAGCATCACTCAATGACCCGCTGGCCACCATGGTATTCATCGCCTGCAAGGCTGCTTCCTTAGATGTTCCGCCAAGATAAGCGGCATCATTGACCGTTTTATTAATTTCTGCCATGCCTGCGCGTTTTTCCGCCAAAGTCTTGCCCGCATACATGGTATTGGTCGCGTGACGCAGCTCCGTGTCATAGTCCATTGTCCGGCTGACCGGCTGAGCCAATACATAAGCCCCTGCCGCCGCACCGGCGGCAACCGAA